CACGGGCGCCGGTAACACCGGTATCGGGCGCCAAGCGGGCAACAATATCACCACGGGCGCGAACAACACGCTGGTGGGCAACGGCTCGCAGGCTTCCAGCGCCACCGTCAGCAACGAAATCACGCTGGGCAATAGCAGCGTGACGTCGTTTCGCATACCAGGTCTGACGCTGACGTTCAGCGTCAAGTACTTCAACCACGGCACGCTGACCGTGGCTACACTGCCAACAGCGGCTACTGCTGGGGTTGGCGCGCGGGCTTTTGTCACTGATGCCAACGCAACCACGTTCCACTCGATTGTGGCCGGCGGCGGCGCGAACGTCGTGCCGGTGTTCAGCGACGGTACAAACTGGCGGATTGGGTGAGGTGAATCATGGCACAGCAATGGCTTTCCGCGAGTGACCCGTTTTTCTCGCAGTACCCGGGCACTTACGACGAGAGCGGCTACGTTTCGGGGCCGTATGACCCGATGATAAACGGGCTGCGTAGCCCTCAAAACTGGGAAACGGTTGCGACGCAATTGGGTTGGACTGGCCCAACAAAAGAGAATTACATTGGACCTGATGGCAATGTTTATGAAAAACATTCTGATGATTTTTTGCGCTGGATTAGCTCTAAACAGGCCGAGGGATACGATTTTGTTACCGACGCCAGCACGCTTGGCAATTACAATCAAAGATTTGGTTTTCGCTTGCCGTCTGGTGAAGTAACAAACCAAACAGTACAAAAAGTCAGCGGCTTCGGCGACTTCTTCAAAGAGTTTGTCCTGCCGGCCGTGGGCATTGCTTTCGGCATGGGCGGGTTCAATTCGCTCATGGGCGGCGCTGGTGCGGGGGCGAACGCCCTGTCTGGCGCCGGTCTCGGCGCCATGGAAGGCGTGGGCTTGTCCGGCAACATCATCAACGCCGCCACGGGGCAGACGATTGCCTCGCTTCCCACTGCGGCAATGACGGCAGCCGACATTGGGCGCGGGCTTGGCGATGTGCTGGGCCAAGTCAACCAGCCCCCAGTGCTGGAGACAACAAACTTTGCCCCGCTGGAAAACGCCGTTGCCAACGTGACGACGCCGGCCGCGCAGTTGACCGATGCGTCAAACGCTATGCAACTGCGTCCTTTGACGCAGTTGCAGCCCATCACGCAGACGCCCAATGCGCTGGCGGGCATTGAGGGTTTGGCGGGCGTGCCAGTTGACCCAGCGTTTGCTGCCGGCATGGGCGTGGATGCCGGCATGGCGGCACTGGCGCCAGCAACTGGCACAGCGGTTGGCGCTGCCGGCGGTAAAACGGCACTAGAGGCTCTTGGCGGTTCCCTGCAAGCCGGCGGGACACCAGGCGCCCTCGGCTCGGCCCTCGGCTCAACCACGGCGGCTCTGGCTACGGGCGCGGGCGCCGCCATGACCGGCATTCCTTTCCTTGACAAAGCCATCGACTTCGTGACCACCCCCGCAGGCGCGGCCATCGTCAGCGGCGTGGGCAACGTGGTTGGTGGCATAGCTGCGGGCAGTGCGGCCAAGGACGCGGCACAGACGCAGGCAGAGGCGGCAGACAAGGCGCTGGGGCTGCAGACGCGCATCTACGAAGATTTCCTTCGCATGAACGCGCCGTTCTACGAGGCCGGAAAAAACGCTCTCGGTCAGATCACGCGCGGCGAAATTACTGCCGAGCCTGGCTACGGCTTCCGCTTGGGTGAGGGCATGAAAGCGCTGGAGCGTCTGCAGGCTTCGCGTGGCAACCTGCTGAGCGGCGGGGCGATGAAAGCCGGACAACGGTACGCGCAGGATCTGGCCTCGCAAGAGTACGACAAGTCGTTCAATCGGTTGGCGCAAATTGCTGGGTTCGGAACTGGTGCAACGTCTCGCGCAGGCGAGGCCGGCCAGAACTACGCCGGCCAGGCTGGCGAACTCGGCATGCAGGGTGCGAACGCGCTGGTTTCGGGGCGCATCGGGCGTACCTCGGCGTACACTTCGGGTGCGAAAGGGGCAATTAATGCGCTGCAGGGATATCAGGCCCAACAGCGGCAAGACCAGCTTTTGAACCGAATGCTTGACATCTACGGACGCACTGGAGGCTGACATGCCGCTAGACACCAGACTCCCGCTGCTGGCCGGCCAGTTCAAGCCGATCACCTACCAAGCACCGTCGCAGGCCAACATGCTTGCTGAGGTGGCGCAGGCTGCCAGTGCCATGCAGGGGCTGCAGCGGAATGCGATGGCGATGCAGGCGGAGCGAGCGGCCCGCGAGCAGGAGAACGCGCTTGCTGAGTACGTGCGCGGCGGCGGCGCCCCTGAAGGGCTGGCGCAGTTTGGCGCACCCGGTGCGCGGGCAATGCAGCAGATCCAATACGGCCAGCAGGTTGCGGCGCAAACGCGGGGCGTGCAGCAAAAAGAAGTTGAGGCCGCCATGGGGCAGTTCATGAGCGTCCTTGGTCGCACCCAAAATGCGCAACAGGCCCGCAGCGTGTTGGCGCTGGGGTTCCAAGATCCGCTGGTGTCCAAAGCCATCGGCAGGTTCACCACGCCAGAACAAGCCATGGCCGGCGTGCCGGATGACCCGGCGCAATTTAACGATTGGTTGCGGACTCAGGTTCTGGCGCCTGCGGAGCGGTTTAAAGAGCGCACTGTCGCCCAGCGATACATTTCTGCGGGCCAAGGGCGTATGTTTGACACGCAAACCAGGTCGTACGTTGATATGCCTGCGGCAGGAGCGCCTGTACCTGCTGTGCCCGCAGGGCTGACCACGGACCAAACCGACCGCATTCTTACGCAACAGGGCTACAGGCGCCGTCCAGACGGCACGCTTGAGCCAATCCCCGGCGGTCGTGCCGATCCGGAAACGTTGCGCCGGCAAGCAGAGGCAAGGCGGCCTGCAGAGGCAACGGCGCCTCAAGTCGGAGCAAGACCGCTGTCTGAGGCCGACATCAACAAGCGGCGCGATGCCGTGGCAAAAGAGTATCGAAACGCCGGCACTGCGTTGCAAAATTTGCAAGAGACACTGAACAGTGCGCAACAAGTGCGTACGGCGCCAGGCTTGGAGCGAGCCACGGGCTTTTCTGGCACATACCTGCCGTCGTTCACTGGCGGCCAAGCAGCACAAGCTCAGACGCGGTTGGAAAACTTGCGCGGCAAAATTACCGCCATGGGCAAAGCTACGGCGGCAATGTCTGGAGCCATTGGCTCAATTGCCAACCAAGAATGGAAAATCTTGGCGGATCAAATTGCCGTAATTGATCCGGTCAAGGGCGCCGGACCAATGCTGGAACAAATTGCGTCACTTGAGCAGCAAGCTCGCTCCGCAATGGAACGCATCAAAGACGCCTACGAAAAGCAGTTTGGCGAGGACTTTGAAAAATTCCCGCAATTCCGCGATCTGCCGATGCCGGCGCAGGGCGCTGGGTTGAATGCGCCAAGAACAACGGCACCAGCAAGGCCGGCAGCAGGGCCTCGCGCAAATTCTACGGCGCCCGCGCCTTCAAGTGGCGGCTGGTCTGTGGTGAGGTAAGCATGGCCGATCAGATTTACAAAGTCCGAGATCCTCAAGGCAACATTCGCGAGATTCGCGGGCCTGCGGGCGCCTCGGATGCAGAAGTTATCGCACAAGCCAAAAAACTGTTTGCTGCGCAGCAACAAACCGCACCTTCAGCGCCGCCGGGGCAAATCCCGGGCGCTGGGCCGTATCCGGCCCCGCCCGTTGCACCTGCTGGACCAACCACGCGGCAGCGTGTGGCGCAAATGATCGGGCCTACTATTGAAGGCCTTGGCACTGCCGGCGGCGCGGCTTTGGGAACATTGGGAGGCCCTCTTGCCATGCTTGGCGGCGCTGGCGCGGGTTACAGCGCCGCTCGCGGCATCAACCGCTTGATTGCGGGCGATAACGAGCCTATCACTGTGCCGCAGGCGCTGGAGCGCACTGCGCGCGAAACGTTGTCTGGCGCGACTATGGAAGCCGCAGGTCGCGGCGTTGTTGGCCCCGCTTTTGCCAAAGTGGCCGAATACGGCAGCAGGCTCGGCAACATCAAGCTTGACACCTACCTCAAAGCCCTAGAAAACAAGGGCGATGACATCCTTGCCGCCTTGCGCGGCCCTCGCGCCGCCACGCCTGGCGCGATACCCGCTGCCGGCGAGGTTGCCGCCACGGCCGGCACTCCGGGCTTTGCAACGTTGCAAGCTCGCGCCGCAGAGGTGCCGGGGCTTGCCGGCGAATACGCTTTCATGCAGGCTCAAACAAGCACCGCGCAAAGAGCCCAACAGGCGCGCGGGCAAGAGAAGGCCGGCCAGCTACTGGGACGCATTGAGCAGCGCATGGCCACGGCGTTGCGGCCGGCAAACGTGGAAGACGTTGGCTCTGCGCTCGCTCAGTCTGCGGAGGCCAAACGCAAGGCGCTGAAGTCTGGCGTCATTGAGCCGGCTTATCAAGCAGCGTTTCGCGAAGCCGGCGACACAAAAATTGATCTTGCCAGCGTGGTGCGTCAAGCTGAGGACATCCTTGGCAAAAAGTTGTCGGAGTTTGATCCCTCAACGGCGCCGGAAACCGTTCGCAAGCTCGCGCAATTGGCGCGCAAACCTGAGCCATTGCCTGTTGGCCGTGGCTTGGTGTCTCAAAGACTAACCGCGCAACGAGCGCCAGAAACACCAACGGCAACGCTGCAACAACTGGACGACATCCGCAAGGCCGTCAATGCGGACATTGCTGCCGGAAAGTTGTCCTCAGATCCTGCGGCGGCGACTAGGCTCCGCAACCTAGGCCAAATTCACAGCGCTATTGACGAAGCGGTTTCTACATCGACGACGTTGAGCGATGTTGCCAAGCAAAAGTATTCTGAAGCACTCAAGTTGTATCGAGAACAGTATGTCCCGCAATTTAAGACGGGAGTCAACGCGCAACTGTTTAAGACCACTGGGTTGAACGAACCAAAAATCAAACCAGAAGATGTTGTCGTAAAGTATTTCCAACCGCGCGGGGTGTCTGAGGCTCAGAACTTTGTCACCATGTTTGGCAAAGACCCGGACGCCATGCGCGTGATGCGTTCGGGCATTGAAGATCTGTACACGCGAGAGGTCGGCAAGTTCACGCCGGAAGCTCACGCCGCGTTCCTCAAAAAGTACGCCGACCCGATCCGTGTGCTTGACGATGCCGGCATGAACGCGCTGCAACGCATCAACATTGTTGGCGTCAATGCTGCGCGGCACGCTAAGGTGCAAGAAATTGCCGAGCGAGCCAACATTAAGCTTCCAGATCCGTTGCCGGCAGGCGCTACGGCGGATGCCGTTCAATCACGCATTGACCAATTGACCAAGGGACTGACGCCGCAGCAACTGAGCCACATCAACGCGGTTCAACAAGACATGTTGCGGCGCGGAGAATACGAGCGGCTGGTGAAGGCCGGCGCGGCAACAGGTATTGACATCAAGGGTCTTGGCACTGAGACTGGCCGAGAGATTGGCCTGCCTCTGCCCAACTTCCTTAATGTTGCGCTGACCGTGTTCAACAACACCGCAAAACGCCTTGCGCTGCGTCTGGACAACAAGCTGGCGCTGGAAATTGCCCGCGAAATGACCGACCCAGCTTTGGCCGCGCGCTCAGTTGAAAAGGCGCTTCAACTGCAGCGGCAGCGGGCGACCGGCGGCGGCGCATTGGCAACACAACTTCAGCCAGAGCGTCTTGGGCGAGCCCTGACCACCACTGCCGGCGTTGAAATCGCCCCTAGGGCAGAGCCAGTGCGGCCCAATTCTCTCGCCCCCCAGCCCGCTAACGCCCTCGCCCCATGATCCCCCGCCCAGCCCGCCACATCATCGCCTGGTTCCTGCGCCGCTTCGGCTTCGCAGGCGTGGCGCTGGCGCCGTGGGGGATTTACATCCTGCCGGAACATCTGGCGAACCAGCGTCTGACTAGGCACGAAATCGCCCACTGGCAGCAGTACAAGCGCATGGGCCTTCTGCAATACTATGTCACGTACCTGTGGGGCTTGGTGCGCTACGGATACCGCAACCATCCAATGGAAATCGAAGCCCGCGCGGCCGAACATCAGCCATGAGCCTGACGATGCAACAGAAAGCCGACATCGCCACTGAAGCCGCAAAGGCGTCGCCACCAGTTGCTGTCGTGGGCGCGACTGTGGCGGGGATGCCGATCAATGACTTGGTGCTGTGGGTCACGCTGATCTACCTGGTGCTGCAGATCGGCTTCCTGCTCTACCGCTGGGGCAGGATGCACTTTCGCGGAGAATCCACGGAGTGAAAGCCCGCATCGTCATCGGCGCCCTGACGCTCTCAGCGTCTGCGCTGGTCGGCATCGCCGTCCATGAGGGCTACCGTGGCGAGGCGTACCGCCCCGTCCCCGGCGACGTTCCGACCATCGGATTCGGCACCACTGACGGCGTGAAACCCGGCGACCGCATCGAACCCGTGCAGGCGCTGGTGCGCAAGCTGCAGGACGTGCAACGCTTCGAGGGCGCCCTGCGCCAGTGCGTGCGCGTGCCGCTGCATCAGCACGAATACGACGCTTTCCTGAGCCTGGCGTACAACATCGGCCCGGGCGCGTTCTGCGGCTCGACGCTGGTGCGCCGGCTGAACGCGGGCGATTACGCTGGCGCCTGCGCCGAAATCCTGCGCTGGGATCGCTTCCGTGGTGAGCCTTTGCGCGGCCTGACTCTGCGCCGGCAGGCTGAGAACCGGCAGTGCTTGGGCCAATGATCTACCGCCCCGTCGCATACGCCCTCGGCGTTGCCTGCATCGGCCTGATGGTGCTGTCGGGCACGCTGCTGTGGGAGCTGCGCGGCGCCGAGATCACACTGGCCCGAGAACGCGCAGAACGGGCGCAGGAGCGCGAGAAACTGGTGGCCGAGGCTCTGGCAGCCAGCGAAGCCGCGCGAGCCCTGGAGGCCCGCTGGCGAGCCCAGCACACGGAGGTGCAGACCGATGCCCAGAACCGAATCCGCGCTGCGGCCGCTGACGCTGCCCGCGCTCGCAGTGCTGCTGACAGCCTGCAGCGCCGCGCCGAAGTCATCGCCGCCCAGTGCGCCAATCCCCAGCGCGACGGCGCCGGCCCTGCCCCCGGAGGCGCGGCAGCCCAAGACCCCGGAGTTGTGCTCGCCAACCTGCTCCGAGGGGTTGCGCAAGCGGCTGGAGAGCTTGCTGCCGTAGCCGACGCTCGCGGCGCTGCCGGCACCGCCTGCGAGCGGGCCTACGACGCTATCTCAGCACCAAGTCGGCCACCAGCACAATAGCGACGATTGCCGTCAGGGCGAGCCAGGCTTAGAACCCTTCGGGGAACGTATCCGGATCTTCGGCTCCAAGCTCTGTGCAGGCTTCCGCCGGGTAGAGAGGCCCGAACTCACCACGCGCTCAACGGTGCTGAATTTGTGCAGGTAGCCGCACTCGTAGCGGCGGCGCACGGTGTTGTACATAGCATTGCTGCGCGTTTCCAGCCTGATGGCCCAGGTGCTGCAGATGGGGCATTTCATGGGGTGCGGGCGCGGATGGCTGCGGCGTAGATGTCGTCTTTCATGTCCTACTCCTCTCCGGCCACGATGCGGGCGAGTTTGAGGTTGGCTGCTTTCAGATCCGCAATCTGTATCTCATACCCGCGCACGGACAGCTTCATCTCGTGGGACTGGTTGATCTGGTGCAGGCGCTCGTTCTCGGCAACCAGCCGACGCAGTTCGGCTGCGGCCTCGTCGTGATGTGCTTTGCTTGCGGGGTCTGCCTCAATGACATCAGCAAGAAATAGGGCTTTGGGTTGGCTCATTTGTTCTTGCTCCTCAAGGCTTGTTCGATGGCGAGGGCGATCATTCTGCGTTCGGTGGCCTTGTCCTTGTGCCGCTGCTGGAAGCAGTCGTGAATCTCCTCCTCACTCAACGACTGCCACTCGCGGCGGGGTGGGGCGGTGAAGAGCTGGGTGTAGCGGAACTCGGGATGTCGCCCAGTCGGCCAGATATAGCCAAACGGCTTCTGCTCCTGCTGCGCCAGCGCGGCGCGGAGGTTAATCAACACTTGGGCATGGTGCGATACCAGCAGACCGGACTCCAACACCTCCAGCGCCTGACGCGCAGCGTCTCTCAAATCAATCATGGTTGTTCTCCTTGTATTTCCTCACAGCGTCGGGGCCCTGCCGCCATACGGCATAGGGAACGGCCTGCTTTAGCGCGGCCGTGATGGCGGTAATGGCCTCATCCTTGCTGTTCCACCACAAGTCTCCAGTTTTCTCCAAAAACTCCACAGCCTGCTGGGCGGCTTGTCTCAGGTCAGCCATGATTCTTCTCCCATACAGCCCGCTCGACAGCGCGGGCGTTTTTCAGCGTTTCTTGTTTCGCTTCATCCACCGGGAAGTTCGGAGCCAGCTTCATG